CTTCAGAGACTCGTAAGCTGAATGGTTCCATGCTTAAAGAGATTAAGCCGCAGGATATTCCCGTTAATACCATTAAGTTGATGGGCGTTGACCCTGCTGGTAAAAGGGAAGACGGTAAAGGGGATAATTGGGCCATGGCTGTTGTTGGCGTAGAGCCCAATATGGATGAACTTGGTGCAAGTAATTTTTATATCCTTGATCTCTTCATTGATAGATTAGAGGAAAGTGATGCTCCGTATACTTGTGCTCAGATGTATTTGAGAGGCGGCATGATTCAAATGCTTGGAGTGGAGAAGGTTGGGCAGTCTACTGCTGAGATTCATATCGCAAATGCCCTTAAAAAGCATAGTAGGCATCTCTCGCTAGAGGCCCGTAATCTGATGGTATTGAAGCCGGCTAAGAGAGAAAAGGCTGGACGTATTGAGAAGGGATGGTCATATTTGCTTAAAAATGGCAAGATTCACATCTCTACTAAGATAGACCCTGCTTATCGTAATAAGCTAATAGAAGAACTAGATGATTTCCCTTATGCATCTAACGATGATGGCTCAGACATTCTTGCATATATGTTTAAGGATATGATGCAGAATTATGATGTTCGGGCCTTAATGGAGACATTTATGCCCCAAGAGCACGTAGACTTACGTGGTAATAGAAGGCTGCCATTGAACCAGCGCACTGGAGGGACCTCATGGGCCAGCAGGTAAAAAACGAAGATACACTCCATGGCTCATTGGTAAAGAAACATAACAAGGCTAGTGAGCAATGGAGAGATAGATACGAACAGGGTGCTGATGATACCGCCTTTGCTGCTGGAGAACAGTGGACAGCCGATGAGCGTAGCGAGAGAGAGGCAGATGGTCGGCCTGTTCTGACGATTGATAAGCTGATGAAGTTTGTCAATAGCGTTACCGGAGACCAGAAGCAGAATAGGGCCGAGGGCAAGGTATTCCCGGTAGACAGCGGCAGTGATGTCGCAACGGCAGAGGTTCTTCAGGATGTAGTGAGGCATATCGAATATAAGTCCACTGCTGATGATGTCTATGATACAGGCTTTAAACAGTGCCTCATGGGTGCAATAGGCTTCTGGCGCATTCTAAGCGAGTATGAGGGGCCTGATACCTTTGACCAAGGGCTTCGTATCAAGAAGATTCGTAACCAGTACACGGTCTTATTTGACCCTGATGCTAAGGACCCCAATTACACAGATGCCCGTTACGTTTTTATTATAGATAAGATAACCAAGGCTGAGTATAAAAAGCAGTATCCGAATGCGGATATGTCCAATTTTGAGGCCAATTACGAGAATATTGAGTCTAAAGATTGGTATATGGGCGAGTACGTTCGTGTCGCAGAATGTTACTACAAGAAGAAAAAGAAGAAGAAAATTGCTCTGTTGACCGATGGGCAGATAGTTGAGCTTACCGGTATGATTACCAAGGAGACTCTGCTCGAGCAGGGGTATGAGGTCGAGGATACTCGCACAGCAGAGTACGATGAGATATATTGGTGTAAGCTGAATGGTCATGAAGTCATTGATGGTCCTGACCTTCAGAAGGGTAAGTATATCCCTGTAGTGCCGGTACTTGGAGATGTGGTTGATGTCCATGGTGTCCAGCACATGTTCAGCTTTGTTCATCATGCTCGTGACCCCCAGAGGATGGTCAACTACTTCCATTCATCCGCAGTAGAAGCCCTTGCCGTACAGGGTAATGACCCATATCTTGTCACGCCTACAATGATTAAGGGGCATGAGAAGGACTGGAGAGAGGCCGCACGTAGGACAACGGTAGCAAGGCAGTACAATTATGACCCGATGGCAGGTAAGCCCGAGAGGAAGCCGCCACCGTCTATACCTACTGGAGCGTTTGCGGCAGTGGATGAGTACGATAGGGAGATTCACGATACTATTGGTATGTATCCGCCCTCATTCGGTCAGCAGACAAATGAGAGGTCGAACAGTGCTCTGCTTACAAGGCAGAGGTCATCTGATAAAGGGGTATTTGGATTCTTTGACAGTCATGCAAGGGCGGTATCGCACACAGCGAGAATCCTTGTAGATCTGATACCTTACTACTACGATAACGAGAGAATCATTAATATCATGGGTGATGACGAGAAGATTCGTCAGATAACCTTGAATAAGGTTCAGCAGAACCCTAAGACATATAGGACAGAGATTATCAATGACCTCGCAAATGCAGGGGAATATGATGTAGTAACGAAGTCTGGTCCGAGCTATGAGACTAAGAGGCAGCAGACTGCTGAGTTCTTAATGCAGTTTGTACAGTTCGCACCTCAGACAGCTCCGAGGCTCTTCCCGATGATAGCTAAGAACATTGACGCTCCAGGCGCATCTGAAGTAGCGGATGCCCTTGTTAGTGATATGGAACAGGCACAGCAACAACAGGCCGCACCACAGCAGCAAGCCCTCCCTATGGGCTAAATAGGGTTACGGCCCACGAGAGCCGTTAATCTCGGATAACACTACGTCTTGAAAGGACGGTATAACCATGGCTGTAGAGGAAAAAGCGGGTGAAGCAGCGGAGACCCCGACTCCGGACGAGAAGAAATCCGTACAAGAGATGGTTGAAGAGAGAGTAGCAGAGACTCAGCCCGAGGAGACCGAAACTCCTGAAGAGACTCCTGAGGAAACTCCCGCAGAGGAGACCCCAGAGGTCACTGAGGAAACCCCACCGGAGCCTAGACAGGTTCCTGTAACGGCTCTCCAGAAGGAACGTCAGAAGCGTAGGGATGCTGAGGCTAGGGCCACAGCAAACGAGCAGCGACTTGCCGCACTGGAAGCTCAGGCGAAACAGTCTCAGACACAGCAGCCGAAGCCTACAAGACCGCAGCCCGATGACTTTAATACTGATGCTGAGTATCAGAGAGCATTGGGGGATTACGAGGATCAGAGGGTTGAGGCTACAGTAGACGAGAAGGTTAACAAGAGACTTCAGGCTCAGTCGCAAGAGCAGCAGCAAGCAGATGCTAACAGGGCGAGGCAAAAAACATTGGATAAGTTTGCCAATAACTTGGCTAAGGCTGAGATGGCTGATGAAACCTTTGAGGCAAAGCGACAGTATGTTGATGACTTGGCTGATGATATAGCCCGAGAAGGCAAGTATGGATTCTCCAATGCTATTATCGAAAGCGAGCATTCTGTTAAGGTGATTGCTTACCTTGCTGACAATCCCGATAAGGCTGAGAACATTGCAACACTTTCTGATACAGATCAGATTAAGGCTATCGGTGCGATAGAGGACAAGATAAAAGGTCCACCTCCGAAGCCTATAACAAAAACTGAAGCACCCAAGCCCGTTGAACCTGTTGGTGGTAGCGCAAAGACAGGCAAGGGGCTGGAATGGAAGGCTGGCATGTCTTCAGCGGAAAAAGCTGAGTTCGAGAAGCAGATGAAAGAGCAAGGCTTGACGCTGAGGGATGTTCTCCCTACATAGGTGCGCAAGGTAGGACAAGATGGCAACAGCAGCAAGTAACACACTCGTAACACACACGTTGTTTGCCGAGGAAGCACTGGTTGTTCTTGAGAACGAACTCCAGCTCGGTAGCCTCGTATGGCGTTCGCTTGAGAGCGAATTCGGGAAGCAGCCCAATGGCTACAAGATCGGTGACACGATTCAGGTCAAGAAGCCGCCCATGTATGTCGCAAACAGCGGCGCAACAGTATCCGCTTTCCAGGATACCGCAGAGGAGACCGTAACCCTCTCCGTGGACAACAGGCAGAATGTCGCAGTGAACTTCGGTACTCAGGAGCTCACTCAGGACATGACCAATTTCAGGGATAGGGTTGTCAAACCTGCCGTAGTGCCCCTGTCTGACGAGATTGACCAGGCCATTGCAGGTCTCCATACCAAGCTGCATCACGCCGTAGGTACTGCCGGCACCACCATGGCTACCTTCGAGGACATGCAGAAGGTTGACACAAGGTTCGTGCAGATTGCCGCACCGCCCAACAAAAGGTGTGCCATATTCGACCCTGACAACTACGCAGGTCTCGTGTCAGGTGCGAAGGCGCACTTCAATGAGGGCATCGTAAGGGATTCTCTCAAGGATAACTACCTTGGCAGATACTCGAACATTGATACCTTCAGGGCTATCCATGTTAAGAACCACACTGGCGGTACGTGGGCTGGTGCTCCTGCCATTGACGGCGCCTCGCAGACCGGAGCATCCCTTGTTGTTAAGGACTTCACCGCTGCTGCTACCGCCAAGGCCGGTGACATCTTCACAATCGCAGACGTTTACGATGTGAACCCGATTAACAAGCAGGCATACAGTTATCTGAAGCAGTTTGTTGTTGTTGCTGATGAGACTGCTGATGGCTCGGGTGATGTTGCCGCATTCGGTATCTCACCGGCAATCGTGACTACCGGTGCCAAGCAGAACGTATCTGCTGGTCCTGCTGATGGCGCTCTCATGGTCATCAACTCCGGTACGGGCACGAACGCTCATATCGCCAACTTCGCAATTACCAAGCAGACATTCGCTCTGGCGTGTGTCCCTCTGGTAGATGCTGGTGGTGGTGCTATCAGTACTACGCTTTCCTCGAAGGCCGAAGGGCTCTCGATTCGCATGGTTGAGTACTACGATGGTGATGCAGACAAGACGAACACGAGGCTGGATATTCTGTTTGGTGTCGCAGCCATGTATCCTGAGACCGGTATCAAGGTCTACGGGTAGTATAAACCTGTAATGGGGAGGGGGTGATTCCCCTCCCCTATTTACCGAGGAGGTAATATGAGTTACACAGATGATGAAGTAAAGGATATTCGTGCGAAGGCAAAAGAGCTTGGAATCAATAACTGGCACAATAGCAAGCCTGAGACCCTTCTGGACAAAATAGCCAAGGCTACCCCTAAGGAAGAGGTTAAAGAGCCCGTAGAGAGCCTCCCTGCGCCTCCTGAGCCTGTTGTGAGTGTTTCAGAGACTCCCATTGATGTCGCAAACCCCGATGCACAGGGTCTCGAACAGAGGCAGGAGAAAGCCTCTACTGAGGCCAGGCTCAAGGCTTTGGAAAATGCCCTCTTACTTCAGCAGGACGAGAACCAGCGTTTAAATAGCGAATTGGCAGCTATGGAGAAAAAGCCAACAGTGGGTGTTCCTGAGAAGCCGAATCCTAACACGATGGTTTACTTCAAGGACGGCGTGGACAAGAAGGGCAAGGATATTATCGCTCATAAGCAGGTATCCTTTGCCGAGGCGAAGATACTTCTGGCAACAGACGAGTACAAGAAATCCCCGGCTGGATTTAATAGCGAGGAATAAATGACCGTAAAGCAAATTATAAGGGCGGCTCTCAGGCAGATTAATGCTATTGGTGCGACAGCAGAGCCGACAGCAGCGGATTACGATGCTTGTCTTGAATATCTCAATAACCTTGGGGATTCATGGTCAGCGGAGGGTGCCCTTATATTTGCTTATGCGATAGAGGAGTTCACTCTTGTCGCAGGGACAAGCAGCTACACTATTGGGGATGGGGCAGACTTTAATACTGACAGACCTGCCTTCATAGACAGTGCATTGATTAAGTACCCCAATAATGATGTGGAGTACCGTGTTGATGTAGTCCCGAGAAATAAGTTTGATCTTGTTTCCTTGAAGACTACACAGGGACAGCCTTACATGCTGTTCTATAATCCCAAGTCTCCTAATGGGGTTATAACTTTGTACTATACGCCTGGGCAAGCATATACCTTGAAGTTAAACATGAGGGCAAGGCTTGGTGAGTTTGCTAATATTTCAACTACTCTTCAGTTCCCTGAGGAATATCGCAGAGCCCTGATATTTAACCTTGCTGTTGATATTGCCAACATGTACGGGTTTGATGCTCCTCGAGATACTAAGCGTATCGCAAGGGAATCCAAGGATGTTGTGATGTCAATAAACTCAGCCAATGACAGTAATATCGCAGAGTTTGATAGAACCATGGCAACTGGTAGGAGAAGGCGCCAGACAACGAGAGGAGATTTCTTCAGTGGGAACTAAAATTAAGTACATATTGGTGCTCTTGCTTGCGATGTGTTCGCTTGCTCATGGAGCTGATGTCGCACGACAGGTGGACTTCCTTGCGGCAGGCATGGAGAACGGTGGCAGTGCCCTCAATGGTGGGAAGATATTTACCTATGAGGCTGGGACCACCACAGCTAAGACTTGCTGGACTGATCGAGCTAAGTCTACCCCTGCTACCAATCCAGTGATATTGTCCTCTGAGGGGCGCTTTACGCTCTTCTGTGACGGTGTTTATAAGATGGTCATTAAGACTTCTGCTGATGTGACCCTTGTGACCATGGATGGCCTTTCTTATGGTGGTGATACCATTGCGACAACTAACCTATCATCCTATGGTTCTCTCTCTGAAGCTATCGCAGACATAGGTGGTACGAAGAC